ATCGTCCATAATGTACATTAAGCCACCTCAATTGCGATTTGGATTTTTAATTCATTTGCTGATGATTTGTTTATTGGTGCAATAGTATATCGTGCAACAGGAGTAAAATCCGCACTGTCACGAAACTGAATGTACACCTCCTTTATTTGCTCAGTAAATGAAGTATCATAGGGTAGTTTGGCTTCTATCAGTAGGGATGTGTCATCAACAATTGTGATGGTGGGTGTGAGTGTGATGGCTGGTCGTCCAGCGGCACCATCGTCAGTAGTAGCAGGTGTACCATCAAAGCCCAAGATGACTTCGTTGATGTTGCTTGCGAGAGTGTCAAGCAAGAGGCGGCGCATATAATCACTAATCGGCATATATGTTCCCCTTTACTGTTGTTTTATTTACCCCAATCGGTAAGCCGTTTCCGCCTATTAGTCCACGATTGTGTGTTCCCTTCACACCACCGATAAGGTAAGCCGTATTAAATACCCCTCTTTCCTTTACCACTGAAACAATTCGCAATTCAACCTTACCAAACAAGGCCAAGTTCTGTTCTACTACCTGTACATAGGTGGCGGGGTTGTTGTCGTTTGCACCCACGGTACTACCTTCCGTGACTCCTTGAAGGATGCCCTCAATACCTGTGTCCAAATTGAGCATAGATATGTCGCTCATGTTTCGCATAGGCATGTGTTTAACCTCAGTGACGACCTTCTTTCCACCATCATAATTGACAGTCATACCGGGTCGCAATGTAAGGAGATTCAAGTGTCCTGCGCTTGAGATTGCACCCTTCATGAGTGAGCGTGATTTGAGAATCTGTCGTGCAACACGACGAGCGGCGTTAGTGGTACGGGCAGTGTTGTCAGTGATAGGTGAACTATCCTCACGCACTTCTTCTACCTGTCCTTCTACATCATCCACTGTGACAATAACCAAATCGTTGAGAGCCAAAGGATGACCCTGCACAGTAACACGATTGGAGATGTTCTCTATTGGGTTATCTTGCTTTGGCCCAAACCGCATATTCTTGTCCACCGTGTAGGCGGCTTCACTGAATGATACAGGAATATACAACAGGTTACCGAAGCGGTCAAGCAATATCATACGACTGTCGTGACGACCTAAGAAGCGCAGGGCAGTCATGAGGTTCATGTTGTTGAAGTCTTGACCCACGAAGCGTGTACTATGCTTGCGGGCAGATGAGGCGGTGGTGTTCTTTGCTCGTGAAATGTTTACGCTGGTAGCACCACTGTTGATAGATTCACCAAGTCGGATAGCCAAATCCGATGTACGCAATCCTACATCAACAGGCTGACCGAGTTTGACTTTACGGCCTGTGAAACCTATACCGTCCAGCGTCTTGCCCTTCATGTTTCGTAGATTCATCAATACACCGAATGATGATGATTCAATGTTGTGCGGTAGTAAGCGTTGGGCTGATGCGTCTGCGTTGTATATGAGCATGGGGCTGTTGGTGCTGGAAATTAAATCATCAGCAAAGAAAGGAGCGGAGAGTAGAGAATGACCGGGTGTACCGTTATGCGTCAACTGGATGTACGATTCGCCCTCAAGGATGCGGTAGTTGCGTTGCGGCATCACTTGTAAATTACGAGTGTTTTTCTTCTCCACCGTGACCTTAGCCTTGTTCGCCTTCTGCACGCTGATACGACCGTGATGAATGGCGTTGTCCACGAATACGGGCTTACGCACATGTGTCATGACCTCATCTGCGTCAGTGCTGTACCGACCAGTCCTTGTGTTTTTAAGAACGGTCATTGTATTCCTCCGTTTTGGGCCAGTTTTGACGGTCGTATGAGTTTTCGTATTCAATGAACTCTTGGTCACGCTTTTGTTGTTCGGGATATAGGCTACTATTCATTCTCGCCCACTCACTTGTTCTTCCGATTCTTACAAGTGCTTCGGGTGGAATGTTTTGTGGAAGTGCATACGAATGGAAAATCTTTCTGTCCTCTTCCCTATGGGGAGAATAATCCTCATCCAAATAAGCATCGTTAAGCCTATTACCTCTTATCCCCCATACATCCATCGCTCCTGTGCGTGAACGACCCGATGTTTCACCACCCGTATTGTGTGTCATCCTTACCACCCTCTCCATGTTGCTCGTAGTGGGTTCAATGTTGTTATTAAGCATCCATGCCCAAACTGCTTTTTCGGGCATACTTTCACCATGATAATGCTTCCACCCCTTTGTTGGTAAAGCCTTCATACCCTCGCTTTGGATTTGTTTTCTGCGAGGCTCTTTTGTGTAGCGTGCGCCTCTTACCGGCCCATACGAACTGGGGAAATCGGGATGAAACTCACCCAATTCTGTTTGGCGTGATTCCTTGAGGAAAGCCCATGCTTTGTGAAAGGCGGTCATTCTCCCTTCGCCCCCCATGTCGCTCTTCCTGTAGTTGAATAGAAGTCTTCTAACCATTTGTCATGTTCTTCTTCACCCATATTATCGGTGATACTATTTGTTGGTTGTGATAACACGATGTTTTCCCAATCTATGGGTCGGTCATGGGAAATAAAGGCTTCATCCATTTTAGCATCATTAGCGGGATTCCATTCATTTCGTCGTCGTTGGACATTTCCGATGTTTTCCAGTTTACCCCTATGTCCGAGTACAGTGGCTCGCTCGTTATCCCGCCCCGGTTCATCGGGCATCCGAGCAAAAAATGAAGCGGTGGCGTGTGGCTCAGCCCCACCCTCAGCCCACCATGTCCCTTTCCTGTTAAGTTCAATTGGAGTGTTTTTTTGATACCATCGTGTACCATCCATTGGCTGTGTGGTTGGAAACGAAACTCCACGGTAAGCAGTCACAGGCTCTTTACCGGGGTAATCTTCTATGTAGTTGTACAACTTCATTTGACGAGAAGCCTTGAGAAAACGCCATGCCTTCTCAAATATCATATCAAGCCCTCAGCAGTTCCATCGCTTCAAAGATGCTCCCTTTGGTGTGAGTTTACCCTTTTTACTGGTTGCACCTTTCATACCACTCATACGAGCGCAAAACGACTTACGACGCTTTGCTTTCTTTGAGCCGGGCTTGAGTTTGCTTGGCTTGGTTGTCACGGGAGGTTTGAGGTTTGCACCACTCTTACGCTTGGCGGCGGCACGACCCTTAGCATTCAGTCCACCCTTCGGGCTGTGCTTGTTTGGATTGTAGCCGTGGAATGGTTTTTCCTTCTTGGCTTTCATCACTGCAAAGGCTAATTCTGCTGGTGTACAGCAGTTACAAAATTCATAGTCGGTCATGCTCCATCCCCACTGTGGTCATTTGAATTGTAGGTTACATCTCCTTTATGTCCTTTTGGATGCAAAGATTGAGAGAAGCGAGGTTGAACACTGAAATCCATACGCTCTTCCTTACTCTCACCCTCTTGATGAGTGCGACGACGAGCGGCATCTGCACGGTAGTGTTGCAGGGTATTTTCGCTCATTACGATTCGTGTCACTTCGTTGTCCAATAACGATGAATCAAAGTTGCTTTCACCTGTACCAATAATTTTCGGGCCTTGACTCATAGGCACAGTGTCGCTTGCGCTGATGTCCATGTAGTACGCAGGTGCGTATGGAGGATTGGTGTCGGGGTTGGTAGCACGAATATAGGAACCAACGGACGCTTTACCACTGGTTGTCTCATAGACATACAATCCGTATTTTCCACCAGCCGTAGCACCGAAGTAGTTGCTACCGTACTGCGGGCTTGATGAGTGAAGGGCGAGGTTGGGACGGAACATCTCAGCGTGTTGTTTGTCCAGTAAACGAACTGGGCGTAGCATGTAGGAAATGCGCTTGTCAGTGACATTGGTACGCTGATGCCCGTTGGTATCAGTTTGATATGGGTTGCTTGACTTCCATTGCGAAGCATTGTTTGTGAATCCGTATTTTTCGGCAAGGTAGCCTTCTACTTGTTGTCTTTCAGTAGCCGTCATTTCCCTATTATATTGTATAACCTCGGCTATTTTCCCATTAAGATAGAATGAACCGGGTACACGACCTACCATAAAACTACCCGCATCTGCTTTGTAATACGCATTCGTAGAAGTGTAACTACCAGTACCTTGTAAATTCACTAAATAGTTAGCAGAACCGCCTATACCGTCGCTACCTGTTATTGACGCAGTAACAAGTTCTGCTTGTCCTCCAACTGCTGAATTTGTACCAGTAGAAACAGTATTCCAAGCAGATGAACCAAAAGTCAAAGTTACATTTGTACCCGATGCTGTCGGAGGAAGACTTAGCACTATGTGTGTACTATCAGTAATACTCGCCACTGTAGTACCCGCAGTAATTCCCGTACCATGTATGAAACGACCTGCTACCATTGCAGAAGTGTCATCCATAGTAACAGTAGTGTTTCCGCCTACTAAATCACATGTAGTATCTACTACAGTATTGGCTATACTTCCACCCCACCATTGCCATTTATTACCCGAATCCATGCGTATGTACAGATTATATCCTGCC